CGGCAACACAGTTGGTGCGGCAAATGTAACTTATCAAGATTTGATTAACTTCATTTACAACTTGCCACAACAATACTGGACACCTACAGCGAAATTCTTGGTAAACCCAATCTTCTTGGCACAAATCCGTGGCTTGAAAGATTCTAACGGCACACCAATTTTCGAAAGAATGCACCCAGGCGATGCTGATGGTATCGTTGGCCGTATGTTGGGCTTTGATGTTGTAGTCAATAAATATGTTGATAATCCAAGCGAGTTCTCTGGTAACACAGCGGCTAACTTGTTCCCAATGTATTTCGGTGACTGGCAACGAGGCCATACCATTGTTGATCGCTTAAACATGGTTCTCCGTAGATATGATCAGACCCTCCCAGGCTACATAACTTTCTATGGCGAAAAACGTCTAGCAACCAGCAACGTCGACCCGCTAAGTATTATTGCTTACCGTTCTACCGCAACAGCAACAGCGTAATAAAGGCGGGGTGGTTCAAAAGACCACCCCAACTTAATCTTTTGGAAGAAATATGAAAAACCAACTAATCCTAGAAGCAATCAAATCAGCCCTTACCGATAAAAACGGTAAAGAGGTTAAGGTGAACTTAAAAGAAGCATCCACCCTTACTGGCTCTGGCTCTGGGGTTGGTGGCCGTGTTATTTATGATGATGCGTTTGCATCTTTGCGTATGGCTAACCCATTGCGGGTATCAAGCCGAGAAATTACAACGATTGGTTCAGATCAGGCTTTTGTAGTAAAGACTGGTAACGCAACCAATCCTACAAATCCCTGGGGTTATCCAGTTAATGTGAATACTGGTAGCCCAAACATTGCTACATCATTCTGGCAATTACCTTTACAAGCCATTACAGCGCAGTTGCCAATCCGTACTGCCGCAATGGATGACATTAACAACCTTGATCCAGCCGTTGTTGGCGATTTAATGTTGGAATTTAGCCAACAAGAAGCATTGTCAATGATCCAAAATAACGATCAAGCTGGTTCTGGCACTACATCAACTGGTGCAACCAATGGTTTGCGTGGCTTAAACTACTATCCAAGCGGATCAACTGCCGCATTTGGTACAAGCGGTTCTGGCGCAACAAACGGTTTGCACACAGTTAAAACTGTAAGCACCGCTACTGGCGGCACAATCGTTTATAACGACATTGCATCTTTAGCATCTGCATTGCCAGCACAATATTGGAGTTTGCCAGGTACAGCATGGCATATGCACCCAAATACTATCCTTGCATTGCGTGAATTAACCAGTTCTACTGGTCAGCCACTCTTTGTTGAAGTTGGTGATTCTGATGGTGGCGCAGTTGCTCATGTATTTGGATTCCCAGTCGTTCCAAACCCATATATGCAAGTAGTTGGAAGCGGAAACTTCCCAATCTATTTGGCCAACTGGGATAAGTTCGTAACTATCGTGGATCACGAAGAATTTAGCATCCAGCGTTTAGAGCAAACACAGCCAGGCACAGTAACCCTGTATGCTGAAAAGCGTGTATGCTCTACAATTCGCGATGTATTTGCGGGTGTCCGTTTAGAATCATAAGGCCAATATGCCATTAGATAGTTATACTAACGGGCCGTATTTAGGTACGGTTCGTAATCCATTTAGCTATGAAAAGATTGAGCAAACTAGCCGAGATATAAGCAGTTCTTGGCTAAGTTTGGATCAGATTCTTCAACAGCTTAATTTGGTTGGAGATACCAGCCAAGCAGACTATCTGTTTAGCCTTGAATTAGCGACCCGTATGGCCATTGAAGATTATCTTGGTATGTCCATATTCTCCGTAAGCTATAAAGTCTATTACGGGGCGTTTAATGGCATGAGTGGCACACAAGTAATGCTTGATCTGCCAGAAGTCGGACAAGACAACGGGGCAATACCAGGCGTAGTAATTAATACCGTTGGTTATTACACAAGTGATACAACACCATCATTTGTTTTAATCCCTTCTGATCAATATTTCTATGATCCTACTGGCAATAAAGTGATTGTTAGCGGTATTCCAAGCGAAGTAAACCAGTTTATTAGCAATCCGATTGTTGTTACCTATACTTTGGCGGCTAATCCTTTGGCTAGTTACCCAGTTATTCAGCAAGCTGGTTTATTACTTTTGACCCATCTTTATAACAACCGTAGCGATACCACCGTTGGCCAGTTGGCTAAGTTGCCATTTGGCGTAGATCAGCTTTTGCGCCCATACAAGCCACTTGTTCTTTAGTTATGTTTTATACATACGCCCATATAACTTCTGATACAAATAGAATCTTTTACATAGGCAAAGGTTCTGGTAATAGATTGCTTAGAAAAGATGCAAGAAATAAGCATTGGCATAATACTGTTTTAAAACATGGTTATAAGGCCAATAAATTAGCAACATGGAAAACTGAAAAAGAAGCGTTTGAACACGAAAAATTGCTTATTTCTTGTTTTAAAGATATGGGTTATAAATTAGTGAATCAATCTGCTGGCGGTGATGGCAATGGACCTCAAGGTGGTTTAAGTTTTAAAGGCAAAAAACACACCAAAGAATCTATAGAAAAATGCCGAATGATTCATAAAGGCATTGCAAAAAGCAAAGAACATAATTTAAAAAATTCAGAAGCACATAAAAAGAAAGTAAAGGTTAATGGCATAATTTATCCAAGTTGGAGTGACGCTAGTAAATCTACTGGAATTCCAATCGGTAGTATTAGGTATCTTATAAAATGCAAGCCTACTACTGGGAAATGGGCTAAATTTACTTTGGAATCGGTGCTGTAAATGGCAATCGCCCGTTTTGAAAATGTGGATGTTAATAATGTCGCTATATCAGTTGATGATATGGGTCAAACTAACACCGTATTGACTAAGTGGTTTACCACCAGGGCTAAAGTCATGGATGTTCGTAACGATTTGACCATCCCAAAGGATGAACGGGTTTATCAAAATCATGTGAAATTCATGCTTAATTACACTCCCAATACCGTCACAATGTCCACAGATCAAGTGGATTATGCGTTTGCATGGCGTGGGAATGATTGGCGTATTGCTGATGTCAATGAAGCTAATGACAAAATGAGCATTACATTTACTTGTTACCGTAACGATCCACAGACACAAGTATGAGCCAGAATAATCCAGCCGTATATAGCAAAGCCGTTCAATATCAGCTTAAATCTATTGTGGGCAATACAATTCCCGTATATGCCGTATTTAACCGTGATTTTGCTAAACAGCCTAAATTTATTACTTGGCAATTAAGAAATATTCACCAGCCAGTATATACAGGGCAAAACCAGAATAATAAGGGCATTGATCGCCCCGTCTTTCAGATTAATGTGTTTGCACAAGATCAGAATGATGCTTTTAATATATCAAATACTATATTACAATCATTGCACGGATATAATGGGCAATTTGGTGGTTCAAGCGGGTTTTATATCGCCAAAGCTGATGTAGTTTGGTTGTATAATACTTATGATGATACAGTAAAGTTAAACCATATTATTATGGATTGCACTTTAGACATTCCAACATAATATAATTTTATTAACTTTTTATTTTTGAAGGATTAAAAATGGCTCTCCCAAATCAAGTGTTACCTGGGTTTTCGGCATCGTTATGGTGTCAAACTAGCGCAACTCCAACACCATTAACTCTTACTCAGCTTTCCACTTGGACTGGTCAAGTAGCTGGAATTGTTGGCACTATCGCTAACGGTACAGGCTCAACTTCACAAGCACTTAATGTTGAAGCAATCCCTAAGTTTGGTCAAGATGATGCTTCTGCAAACTTCTATGTTGCTGGTAGCCGTCAGTCTGATGTTATCCCAACACAAAGCAAACCAACTTCATTAACAATCGTAGCCGCATGGAATCCTAGCGATGCTGGTTTGTTGTTGATGAGAGCAGATGCTTACAGCGGATTGATTGATCGTACATTCGTTATTGCCGCAGTTGATGGCGCAAACACAGTTGCATATGCCTTTACTGGCCGTGTATCTGAGTTCACTATCGACAATGCACCTAACGCAGAAGCAAAATGCACATTCACGATTCATCCTCGTGGCAATCAATACGGTTGGTCAAATAACACCTAATAGGTATTAATATGAAAATACAATTTGCTAATGGCAAAGTTTATGATGCTCAGTCTATTGACGAAGCTATTGAACAATGCCTAAAAAATGGCGATGACCCATTTAAACCAGTCGTATTGCTAGAAGATAATACAGAAAAAGAACAACATGAAAATACAGAGCAATAACGATTTAGCAAGTTATTTGACTTACTTGGCTGGTCAAGCTGATTCTGGTGTTAAGGATTGGTTTGGCTGGCAACAACAAAAGCTGATGGGAGTTGATCTGGCTTATCAGATCGCTTCCCATCATGCTGATAAATTAACACCAGACGAAATTACCCATTTTGTAAAAAAACTCAATAATTCTATTTTTGAGCATTTAATCAAGCCAAAATGAAAACTACATTCAAATTTGAGGGATTCCAAGAATTTGAACAGTTAATCAATCAGATTGAGGATGATTTTGGCCCTAAAGACCAAAACAACATTTTGCGTAATGGCGCAAGAAAAGCTATGAAGCCAGCATTAAACACCGCTAAAGAGTTGGTGCGTAAAGATACTGGACAATTAGCGGCAACCCTACAAATCGAAGCTAGGAAGCCTACAAACAAGGATAAGCACTCTAGGTATGTCAGCCCTACTGAAATTGTCATAGCGAGGGTTTCTGTAGCCCCTGGCAGTAAGTTTCACCCTAAGACATTCCATAATCTACACAGCGGCAAAGGTGCAATTAAGCAATATTCCGTTATGGATGCCAGAACCGTTGCCAATGAATTTGGTACTGCTAAAATGCCAGCAAAGCCATTTTTGCGCCCAGCTTTGGAAACAAACTCACCAGCAATCTTAGCTTCATTAAGTCAAGATATGGGCGGGGCATTAGAAAAATATAGATCAAAACACATGAAGGATATGAAATGAGCCAATTTGCAAATGCTTTAGGCAAACGATTTGTTGAAAACCAAGAATTAGTGCGTACTCGTTCATTTGAAATGAATGGGCATACTTTTCAAATTAAAGTACCAACAACATTGGAATTTGAAGCCATTACGGAAAGAATTAAGCAAGTTGATGAAGATAAAGTTAATAAATATTATTTAGAACTATCTAAACCATTTATTGAAAATAAAACCGATTTTGAAAAAGAAAATGTGGATTTTCAAGAAAATGATGTATTTGTTAAAGGCAGATCATTAAAAGAAACCGCCAAAAATAAAGTAATTACTGAAAATCGTATTACTGAAATGTTTAAGTTAATCGTGCCAGAAGATAAATCTTTTGACATGAATACTATTACATACGATATGGTAGAGGAATTATTCCCATTTTCTATTCAATTAGAAGTTGTGGACAATATCACCAGAACTATTAGCCCAAGTTACGAATCCGCAAAGGG